TTAATTAACATCTTTTTTCTTAAAAAACTCACTAAAATGATCCGCTGCTAATTCATCGATCTCTACTATATTATGTCCGTATATATTCATTGTTGTTCCTATATTTGTATGGCGTGCTCGATCACTAATGGTTTTAATCGGCATACCTTTATGAATTAAATAAGTAACTGACAGATGCCTTAAATCATGAAAACGTACATTTCCTAACTCATTTTTGATTCGAAACCTTCTCCACCATTGGCTAATGGAATCAGGCCGCATTGGCTTTCCAAGATCATCTGAGAATATAAACACACGCTCAGGATTGTACCATAAATTTTGTGCTTTGAATTTTTGTAGCCGCTTCATCTTAATGCGCTCTTCTAACATTTCTGCTAGATCCTTAGGAATCGCTACATAGCCTGAAACATTGTTTTTGATATTCTTAATAACCAAACCTTCGCCGTCTGCTTCTGTTATTGATTGTTCAATATGAATAGCATATTTACCATCTTTCTTAACCAAATGCTTGTCCTCTAGCGCTGATAATTCCCCTTGTCTACATCCCGTTATAAAAGCTGTCCAAAAGATTAACTGTTTATCTTTAGGTTGATGGCTGATCAACTCAATCATTTTCCAAATTAAATCAGATGAATAATCTACTTCATGTTTGTGGTTCGTTGACGGTAGCTCTACCCCTTCAGCTGGATTAGATTTAATCAATTGCCAATCATGTGCTTTTTTTAATAAAGAGTTAAAGGCTTTGTAGCAATTACGAATACTAGACGCTGACAGATTCCCCTCTTTTCCGTCTAACCGTCTCCCATTTGTTTTCAAATCATTAACAAAATCTACTATGTGAATCGTTTTAAAGTCTTGTAATTTAATGTGACCATATTTAGGTAGAATCCGAGCTTCAATAATACGAATAACATTTTGCTTAGTATCTGGTGAGTAGTAATCATGCGCATGCTTATCCAACCACATTGGATAGAAATCTTTTAATTTTAGGTCCGTTGTTTCTATCAATTGATCTTGCAAGTAATCAGATTCCAGCTGCGACAATATCTTTCTAGCTTCCGTTTTATTTTTGGCTGTAACCGTTTTTCTAGTTCTTATTGGGTTGCCTCTTTCGTTATAGCCTGTAACAATAGACAATCTGAATTTGTTTTTCCCTCGTTTTTCTACACTTCCCATATTCAACAGCCCTCCTCATAGGTAGCTTACATCATAATTACTATATAAATAGGTAGATTTTTGATTACGATAGATCTGTTCAAGTCGATCAAATACTAATGACTTCCTAATACAAAAGGATTCAGCTAATATACCGACAATGAACGGATCATTAAAATCATAGTGTTTAATCATGTGATAAGGTAATGCAGCATACATTGTGAAGGCTTGAGCATCATTTTCTTGAAGCTCACGGAATGCATTAGGCATTAATGTTTGATGGCCTGCATGTCTTAAAATGTGGCATAGTTCGTGAAAGAATTGCTCACGTTGGATAGACTCGGGCTCTCTTGAATCAATAATGATTCCTCGATAACGCACAATCACATCAAAACGAGGCAGCATAGGTTTGCGGTGAGTATGGATATAAAAAATGCGGCCGATTCGGTCTATGTTCAAATCTTGTGGTGTCATAATTTTGTGGCGTAGATAAATGTTCCTTACAAAGTCTTCAAGTGCCGTGGTCTGATAATTTATCATTTCATCACTCTCCCTTGCTCACATTATAAGAACATATGTTCGTATTTGCAAGTTGGATTATGATTTTTAGGTAATTATTGTTATTTTAATTAGCATCTTTTGTCGAAAACCGACCATTTATAACACCTTATGCTATTATATAGCAGAAAACTAAATAGGAGATGATTACTAATGCTTTATCGTTTACCAGCAGCCGAAGATTTGACCAATGGTGAATATCAATTTTTACTAAAAGCGCAACGTGCACATGTCATCAAATTGAATTCAGATAAACATAGTGATTTTGATGTGAATAATATAGTTGAAGTTACTAGAAATATGGATGAATACTGTGTTGATGTTCAGTATTTGAACGGGGAATGGTTTCATTATTATCCAGATGGATCGTGGTCTGTTCACAATAAAAAAAGCCCCCACAAAAAGTGAGGGCTTTAACTTATTCTTGCTTATCTTTTTGTTTGACTAGTTGATATCCAAAAACCGCAGCACCTGTAATTAAAACACCCTGAACTACTGCATCTACATTCAACCCAAATAAAAGTAGCGACAGGCCTAAGCCAATCGCTAGTAAAATTCCTGGTATGAATTTGTTTGGTACGATCTCCATCTGTTTAACCATTTTACCGATTATCATAAGTACTAATATAAGTGCCAGGGTATTTCAGTCAGAATAATATAACAATAGTTATATTATTTTTGTAAAATTCCAAAAATCAAAGCATATTGTCTATGAATTGGATTGAAGATTTATATTTGGCCAAAAAACTCGAAAGTGGCATTTAAAAAAATTGACTCTAAAATTGTATCATGAGTTCAATCTTACTGAGAGGAGGTTACTGTTAGTTGTCAATTAGATGGCAAGTTAAAACTATTATTATTTTATAGGAGGCTAAAAAATGAAAAAAAGGTTTTCTTTAACTCTAATTTTTACTCTGTTGTTTTCAATGATTTCATTTAGTACTATTAATGGTGACACTGTGGAGCCAAAGACTATTGACGGTCCTGACGGTTATATTGAAATTCCCTCAAGTGTTGACGGTGCAGTTGTGCAGCACGAACAAATTTTTGACCACTATTCACAGGAGATAACTACTTACTATATGAATGAAGATGATGCTGAAGATTTTGCAAGAGAACTACGTAATTCATCTTGGTCTCAGGTTGGATCTTATGTCTCCTCTGCCTTATTAGGGCACCCTAATGGTACAATACTAGGTGGTGGATTTCTAATTGATTCATTAAGAAGGAATTCTATTGCTGAGGAAATTGAAGATTATGCTGACGGAGGTGTGAAGTTTGAAATAGTAGATCATCGCTACGGTTGGGGGTTAGGAAGTGTAGAAAATTGGAGTACTGATTGGATTAATATAGGCGAGAATAGTTACACTGAGTTAATAGACTATGATTATTATTATTAGAGTTTAATATAAAAGGGGAGATAACTTTGAACATCTATATATTGATATTACTTATTTCAGCAATACTATTTGCTATAATTAGTATTTTCACTAAAAAAACCCCTTTTTTCCCTGATTTTAGTGCAGGAAAGTATAGCAAAGAGCAAAGGGTATACTCACAAAGAATAAGTGCATGTTTAACAAGTATAGCTTGTCTTATTCTAGCAACATTAATCCACTTTAACCTTTTACTTCCTACTTTCTTTTTATTAATCCCTATAATCTGGGGCTTATTAAATGCTTTATTTTTACAAATATCTAAGAAAAACCAGAAAACGATTGAATAAGGTTTTTATCATAATCCATATGAAGATAAATTAGCCACACAATCACCTGATATTGGTAGAATAAATGTATTTTATATTTAAGTAAGGAACAAACTCAAGAACTAAAAAGAGAAGGACCGAAATTAAGATTCGGTCCTTTTTTCTTACTCATCCTTCAACTGCTTTACCATCTGATTACCCAAAACTGCAGCACCAGTAACTAAAATACCCTGAATGATTGCGTTGATAACTGGTTCTACTAAAAAAACCGCCAATCCGATACTTACACCTAATAGTGCAGTCGGAATATAGCGGTCTTCTAAGTGTTTCGTTCGTTTTAAAATCATGCCTGAAATCACTAAAACTGGAATCAACACCAGTGCCTCTTCAACGATATAGTCCATAATCTCCATATTATAACTCTCCTTTATTTAATGCTTTTTGTAATGTTTCTACTACTAAACTAGGCTCGCTCAGTTTACCGTCTACGACTGTTCCTAAGTGCTGCTGTAATTTGGTGATTGTGTTAGGTCCTAAATAGCCGTCAACATTAGCACCAATCAAGCCTTGTAATGCTTTGATGACTAAACTACCTCCACTGCCAAACTTGATGCCAGAGACAATCTTTTCGGTTACATTGTTGCGTAGTTGATTACTAATCACGCCATCAACAACTGTGTCCAATTCTTTTTGTAGAGCAGTTGTCGTTTCAGAGCCCCAGTAGCCATCAACTGAGATGTTTGTAGATGGCCGATTCAATGCGCCTTTTAAATCAACCCGAAAATGATTCATGTTGATACCAGGACAAGCTGTGCTAGCCCCGCTAAATTCTTTGTGCCCTAACACATCATCAATACTTAAATTGAAACGATCTAGTGCTTTGTGAATACGATCATGTAACGTTTTAAGCTGAGCATCAGTTGGATCGCCATTACCCACATAACAAATATGAAGGGTTGTTTGGTTGTGGCCATAAATGCCATTAGTCACAACGTCACCGTCATAGCAAAGTTGAAAGTCACCATTGCGTAATACGACTTCATGATAGCCACCGGTCTGCCAACCCTTCGACTTCCAGTAGTTTTCAAATTTGAACACGTCACCGCTATCTGTTCCTGAATGGTGTAATGCTACATTTTTCACTTGTGAGCGTTTGTCATGTCCGCCCATTGTTTGACCTCTTAAATCTTGCATTAAAATCACTCCTTATATTTAGTAGGAATTTCCTCCCTTCTTGTCGAATGTGCGTGTTAGAAGGGAGGTGTTATTTATGAAAAACATTACTAGCGAAGAAATCATAAAAATGGTTAATGAAATAAACCAGGAAAAAAATCCAAATGTCGAAAAGTATATTGATGATTTATTTACAGAGTACCTTGATATTGAATACTTGAAGGATTTCAAACTAACTGGTGAAGAACAACTAAAGTTAGAAAACGCAATAACCCATTTAATTCAAGTGAACACTTTAACGTCCGTTAAAACAACTTTAGAAGTTCTTGAAAAAATGGGCATCATCAAAAGTGAAGACAATGAACAATGAACTATGATTTTGGATCGTAATAAGTTCTTAGTTTAGTTGGTTTGACCAGAAAACCTTCAGTATTAACGTACACATTTGATCTTGATCGAGTATATTTTCTTTTAGTAGGAGTGGAAGCTCCTACTAATTTTTTAATTAATTTAATCATCCTTATCACCTCTTATTTTGGTAGAAAATCATTATCCAATTTAGCCAATAGTGTTACCAGGGAATTCAAGGGAGTCAGCTTTCATAGCAACTTTGTCTGCTAAACGACGTTCTTCGTTGTTCTTTTTCAATTCACTTACTTCTCCAATTAAAATCGAAATCTTAGATTCAAGCTCCAATAATTTTAACTCTAACTCTTCATTACTCATTTTTAGCCTCCTTGTGTAATTACTAAGCTCAATAAAGCCATTAAAATAGCGCCTATAATTAGGCGCAGAATCCAAGTCGTATTACTTTCGATTTTATCGAGCTTATTTTCTAAATGATCTGTTCGTGTTTCAGTTCGTGTCTGCCGATTCTCTAAGTCACCCACACGATTATCCAGTTGCTTAAATTCCTTTCTGGTTACATAATGTTGTTCACTCATCCTCAACCTCCTAATAAGTTATTTGAAAAAGCTTACTCAACGCTAGCGCCCATCAGTGTCCTTAAATCAATAAAAAAGAGCCCTTATTTGGACTCTAAATTATATTTCTATTCCATTTGATATTAGTATGGCTTTATAAGTAGTCGACACAATATCAACAGTTATTTCTTTCCCTATTTCTTTCAGAAAAGCCAATGACTTTTCATCGCCAATTTTGGCTTTCTCTATTTGTTGTTGTATTTCCTCATTTTCTCTAATATCTCGAGCGAGTTCATATGGATCGGTGGTATTAGTATTTTCAATTGTGTTATTTAACACTTTAACATCTTCAGAATCTAAGATATCAATCCCTACATCAAAATTCTTTATATCGTTATTTTCTGCAGTTACATTTCGAGAATTCTCTATTCTTATAGCAGTACTCTTGTTTTTATTAGTCATATAATCCACTCCTTTAGTTGGATTATAACACATCAACTACTGCATATAAGTGCTCTAAAAAATGATTGTTACACCATTGTTTTCACCCACCATGACCTTCCCTAGACATAATAAAAACGCCTAATCGGCGTCATTTTTGAGTTCGTCTCGACAAACTTTACACATATTCATTTGGCCAACTTGCTTGAGCTTGCCGTTGTTATGACCACATACGTCACAATGTTTATCAGTTGAACGTATAAAAACAGCTTGTTCATTGGAAAAAACCTCAACATTTCCGTCTTCAGCTATACCTGCTGTTTTCAGTTTTTCAACTGGTATTTCAACAACGTTACCATCTAATCGCTTTAACGTACCTAAATATTGCTGCATCTAATCACCTCTTTTAATTATCTATACGTTCCCAGGCATCGCCGTTGTGAAAATACATCCCAAGACCCTGATAGCCATCAAAATAAACTAAAACACCTGATTTGTTTGATGGTAAACTTGATTGTAACGATAGTCTTAAAATGTCGGCATTGACATCACCTACATTATCAAGTTCATTACCCATCATATCAACGCTATCGTACATATGAAGAGGGCCCCAAGACTCCATTAAGTCATAAGTGCGAATACTTTTTGTGTTAATTGATTCGGCTAGTTCACGCCCTTTCGCAAAGTTGTAATGCGAATTTTCAGCGTTATAAACTGTTGGCGTATTCCCTTCTACCATTTGAACGCCATCTATTTGCACCCAATAATCATTACCACCATTAATAATAACTTCTAACGATTCATCAGGGGCAATATCGGGTGTTGAAAACGTGTGAGCGTGTCGCTGAACTGAATAATCACTAGGCACTGTTGGGAAAACCTTACTGACCAAACGTTCTATACGTTCACCAACTGCATCCATATGCCAAACTTCTAGTCTCAAAGCACCTTCGCCTGACACATTCCACTGCTTTTTGCAAAAAGCCGAAATCGTATACTGCGTATTTGGTGCTGCGCCAACAACTTGATTAAAAAATCGACCATAGTTAACAACTAAGGCTTTCTCACCAAATATAGGCAAGGCCTCTTGTGGGTCGGGTCCAAGTTGAACGGCAACTTTAGGATTGTAATTGGCATACCAATCAAGAGAACCATAATCATTGTTATTTGTTGCGTCAACCCAGTTATGCGTCGAATCAACGTCACCCGTTGTATCTACCAATTCAAAATTATGATCGCGCAATAGATTGTTTTCGGACGTTACCTTGTACGTCATGCCTGACTCTTCTTCTAAAAGAAAGTCACCGTTCCGAACCGTGACTTCTCCAAACGTACCAGTCGCGCCTTCCAATTCTCCCGCAAACTTACCAGTCTCGGCTTGGATCTCACCGCTAAAATAACCATTTTCAAAGTGTGCATTACCGTCTAAATCAATCCAACCAACCGGATTGTCATTTTCATCGTATTGTATCAAGCCATTCACGCCATCAAATTCAAGACGTGCACCATTTGGGGCCGTTCGCAATGGCACGCTATTAACATCAACAATGCCTTCTGATAGATTAGACGCATTTGATGCATAATCTTTAGCGTTTTGTTCAGCTTGATTGATTTCTTCATGAGTATCTTCAGGCGCAGGTGTCCAATCGGTCGCTTTGTTACCTTTCTCTGTTTTTAGACTAAACAGTTCAAAACTACCACTTTCAACATAGTCAAAACGTACACTTATCCTAGCCCTAGAAAGGTTGTCAGGTACTGTCTGCGTGGTTTCTACTGTGTATTCCCCATCATTGAAATCACTTTCGTTGTTGTAACTCTCTATTGTCGGATAACTGGTAGAGCCGTCTTCAAAATCGTATATCAGTTGAAACTTTAAATACAAGTCATCGGCATTAGAATAAGTTATGTCTTGTAAGGTGAACTTAAATGAGAAAGTTACGTTTTCCCCTGCTAGTTTTGAATAGTCGTTGGCGAGTTCGTACGCTGAAAAACTTTGACCTGAACTACCGTCGAAACTATTTTTAGTAACACTTTCTACTGTGTCTAAAGCATAGTTCCTTCCACCAATTTCAACTGCGTCTACTTTTGATTGAGCGCCACTAGGTGTTTCAGCACCGACTTCATTTGCTTGCGTTGGCGTCATTTTTCTCCATTCGTTACCAATAACAACATGCGGAATATCTATATCACCAGATGTATCGACCCAAATCGGATTGTTAGATTCTTGAATTTGAGGTGGCGTGTCTGATTCGATTTTTTTCGGTTCAGCATAACCATACATTTCAGTTGCTTCAATTTTTTTAGCGATTTTAGATTGCAATTCACGCCAAACATTTTGTACTTCTTCTTCAGTAAACTCTGTAAAGTCACCTAGTTTAACCTTTTTAGCCGACTTGTCGACAATGCTACGCTCTTGTTCAAAAATGCGAGCTTCTAAATATAAAGGCGGTTCGAAGTTTGTGTCTTTAATCTTAATCGTATCACCGAATCTGATTTTTTTATTTTCAAGACCTGGAACATGTTCTAAATCAATAATACCCGCTTCAAATTCAACCACTTCATTAATGCGTTTATTGAGTTCGGTTTGCGTGTATTGTTCGAGTTCGCTTTCAGTCATGTCTTGGCGTGTTGATTGAGGCTCATACGTGTCGATTAAGTGTTGTAGATTTCCTTGCTTATCATACCAACCCCACCTTTCAAGCGCATCTTGATCTTCGACAAATACTTCTAAGCGTGTACCATCTTCACGTTCGGGGCCAACTCCAACTAAAGCAGTGTAAACATTATCCGTTTTTTCTGTTCGTTTAATGCTTGCTAAGTCTTTGCCGAATGTGACTTCTCGTCCTTGCCAACGACCACGACGTTCTAACAAATCAACAAATCGTCCTGTCACGCGATTGCCATCTATTTCAACACGAAAGCGTAATTCAGCATCAAATTCGTTTGCAATTGTTTTTAAAAACGCGAAGGGATTGCGATGGTTCTCAACGTTAAACGTAAGAATGTTTGTGATTTCAATAATGCCTGGTTGCCATTCGGTTCCATCAGTAGCGTGTCCGACCATCTGTGTAGCTGTCTGTGATTCAAACGTTTGTGGATAAATGATTGCTTGTTTTTTAAGCGATTGATAGCTAGCGTTAGCAAACACTTCTGCTTGACTATTAATATCTTTGATCGCTTCATGCATGATAAATTCACGGTATTCACCATCTTCACCAGGAATAATCAACCGATTCCGTTTTTCGAGATACTGACTAAAACGCTTATCAGCAAACGTGGTAAAGTCAAACGTTTCGAGCGTATCTTTTAGCGATTGCTTATGCACATCTTCTATGATGTATTCTTGTGTTATCACGTCTAATATTTGGTCGGTTTGGCCATCTAAAATGTGAATTTGCGACATCTTATCACCTGCCTTTATTTATAAGTAGGACGATACTTAACAGAACCTTCTACATCTGATAACAACGCCAATTCATTCTCACCCGGTGGCAATTTAAAATAAGATGCGCCAAAATCTTTTAGATCCGTCGCATCTTCGCCGTTAATTAATATAGATTCGTCTTCGTGGTCAAATGTAATCTTATCGCCTTCGCCTGCAATGTAAGGAATGCCTTCCTCATGATTAATCTTGTCAATTTTAACAGTGGCTACATTGGGATCAGTTGATGATTGCGTGCCATACCTTGAAAACGCAATGACGACTTGTTCGATCGGCGCTTGATAGTTAGAACTACGATCATACCAAGCCACATAACGTCTTGTATGATAGCCTTGAGATGAATTCCCCATCAAAATTTGGGCTACAAATCGTGTTCCTTCACGTGTCAGTTTCAGAATACCTGCAAAGTTATTCCAAACACCTCGTTCGTCACCATATTCATCAATTAAATAATGTGGCTCTGTGTAACCCAAGCGCACAATCCCTTTATGCAAAGATTGTTGATTATGACTATCACGCATTGCTAATTTTGCAACTTGTGTGCCATCTGCATCCAATAAATAAATGGCCACTTCACCAACACGATCGTATCCGTTATAAGATGATAGATAGGTAGATAGTCTAAAATCTTGCAATGACTCTGATAGAGATTGCTTAATTGCAGGTCCATGCCAACCAGAATCTTGACCGTAACTAGCAGGTTTAGTCACATCTCCATCACTTTCAATTGAACCATCAATTACATGGTCGACTTCGCCTGACTGCGCTTGTGTCCAACCAACTGTCGTTGAACCTTCAAAGGATAAAATAGATTCATATTTTTCAAACGTGTAGCTATCGACGTCAACAGGTTGACCAATCATCATATACTCATCACCATTACTTACCATCGCGAATGTGATTGGAGCTAGAACATCAAATTCAAATCTAGGTTTAGCTGCTTGTGTACCTTCTACATTGATAACCGTGCCTTGTCCTGTTAGGTCTACTTCTTTCTCTGGACCGTATTTATAAGGGTCAGAACACAAAAATGTGATTGTTGCTACTAAGCTGTTGCTATCTTCTTCCGGCACTTCATTGGACTGCGTTGTAGCATAAAAAACGGCATTCTCATCTGAAAATGCCAGTTCGTTTTTAGTTCCTCGTAGTAAGTCATTTAAACGATTATACCGATCGCGGAAGCCTTCGTTTGTTTCATCCTTGATTTGATATTTAACTGTAATTTCGCGCATATCCATTGTGTAACCATCTGATTCAATCGCGCCACTCATACCCGGTACTTCCGTTGTGTTAATTCGATTGTTCACGGTGCTTCGGCCAGCAATCGTTAACGTCTGAAAACTTCCTGTATCATCAGTTAAAACATCGTCTAAATTAATACCATTGAAGGTTGTTTTTATTGACAGCGAGGTACTTGTTGTACCTCTTTCGTTTATATCCACAAACTCGTACATAAGTACCTCCTATCCTCTGAAACTCTCTTTCAGATTCGCTTCCCTTGTCTGAACTTTAGATATATCATCCACATGTGCTTTGAATGTTCTGTTACCCATTCGCAAATTAATGTTCACAGGTTGCCTTTGAGTAAAACTAACATCAGCATTAACAGCACTCTGTACTTCCGCTTTGCTGTTACGTTTCAAGTCTTTTAGGCTTGATGTAATCTGTGATGATTTTACTTGTAGGTCAGGTTTGAATGATTTTGTTACCGCGTTACCAACATTTTCAGCAGCCTTTTTGACAGAGCGAATCTTATCGAGCATACCTTCGCTCACACCTCCGGTCACCCATCGTCCGACACCTTTATTCATTAATTTGGAAGGTGAGCTTATGCCGAAGAAGTTTGTGAATCCATCTTTAACACTTCCTGCAACACCTTTGGCGGCATCTACGGCTGCGCCTGCCATATTGCCAATACCTTTGATTAAGCCGTTGATGATATCTTCACCAATACCAACTAAATCAACGCTTTCAAAGAAGCTGAGAATGTTATCCCAAATATCCTTAACCGTATCTTTAATGGATTCCCAAGCACCTTCCCAGTCGCCTGTCAAGATGCTCATGCCAGTGTTTATGATACCTGTTGCAATATCAATACCCGACTTGATAACACCTTCAATGATGCCCCACGCAATTTGAACTGCGCCAGATATGAGAGGCCATACGGTTTGGAATAGGCCTTTTATAAATTTCAATCCTGCTTTTATAAACGACTTAACCGTTCCGAAGGTTGCAATGACAACACTCTCGATATATTTCCACGCTACTTTAATGACACCCATTATAAGGTCACCATGTTGTTGCCAAATATCTTTGAAACTATTAACAATCGTTTTGACAACATTCCAAACGGTTTTTAAGATACCGACAATTGTGTTATAAACCGTGTCCCAAACACGTTTAGCTGTATCAAGAATTTGTTGTTGATTTTCTTTCCACCATGTAACTAGGGCGCCTATAACGGTTTTGACTAGGTTAGCAATGAAGTTAACAATCGTCATGAACACGGTTTTAATCATGTTCCAAGCTTTGATAACGCCTTGTCTGAACTTCTCGTTTTCATTCCACAATCGAATAAACACGGGAATTAACAGAGATAGTACGCTAATGATTACGCCAACAGGGCCAAGCAACATTGTAAAAGCTCTACCAAGTATAGGAAGTATCTTAGATGCTATAGGCATAATCACGCCTCTTATTCGCGCGAACAAAGCAGAAACAGTCTGTATTGGCGCTTTAAGGAAATTGAATGCTTTGGTAACGACTTTCATAATCACAGAACCTATAACAGAAAATGCCGTTACAATCATGGTGATAAACGGAACTAACGACAATAACGCACCGCCTAGCACCGTTCCTGCCGCAATTAGCTTACCGATGATCGGGTTTGCTTCCATCATGCTACTTATCCATTCAAACATGCTGTTTGCCACATCTAACATAGCTGAACCTAAAGGCGCGAGCGCTACCCCTATATCAATGATAAAACCTATGATATTGCCAATTAGGTCAATTATTTTCGGGCCATTTTTCTGGACGTATTGAATGAACTGCTGAAAACCGTCGGAACTCGCTACCGTAGATGACCATTTTTTAAATGAATCCATCATATCTGACAGCGCATTGAATATTACTTCACTATTACCACTAAATGCCTTAAACAAATTAACAACACCCATGAAGGCATCGCCGAATATACTCTTGATCGTTGGTAAGTTTGTTTTGATATAATCAATAAATGACTGTAAAGATTTCGATCCTTGAATGCGCTCAGTAAAGTCAGCAAACGATTCGCCCATATCTGCAAAACCTTGTGCCATAAAATCTGTTAAAGGCTTAAATGCAACTGTTAGATTCATCAATCCTTCGATAAATCCGCCGACACCATCAACAATTTGCTGTAATATAGGTGCTGCGTTTTTGTTCAAGTATCCGAAAAATGCTTGTGCTGCTGATGAGTCCATGAACGTTTTGAATTGCTTTGATATATTAACGACGGCATCAGCCACATTATCAAACATCGGAGCTAACGAATTGACGACGGTCTCTAATCCTTCCATGGCGTTGCCAAATGCCGTAGCCGCCTGTGGCGCTATGGCATCTTGTATGTCTTTCCACGCACTTTTGAGTCCATCTAACTGCTTAGCTGCTTTTATGTTCTCTTTTGTCGCTTCTGCTGTGCCATCAATAATGGATTGTATAGTAGGCGTAGCCGCCGCACCAAAAGCTACTGCTGCTCCGCCAGCTATTCCGAATGCCGCTCCTAAAGCTACAGCCCCAGATCCTACAACTCCAATAGCATTACCAACCGCCATGACAACTGGCACCATTGATGCAATGATCGGTGCTAGCGTAGATGAAAATGAGATGCCAATACCACCTATTACACTTCGGGTTACCGTTCCGAATGACCGCATAAAATTAGCCATGCGGTTTATGGTTTGTTGGAAATTCCGTACACGTGCCTCGATTGGAATAACTATCTTATCTCGTGAAAGTGCTTTGGCTTTAGCGGTTAGTTGTGCTACTTTACGCATGAATTCAGTAATGTCGGCGCCAATTTCTTTATCTGCGTCAGGTTTTAAGAAGCTTTGCATCATCTTCTTAGCTCGTTTAATATTACGCTGCAATGGCTTAATGTCAGCATCTAGTTCCGTATCTTCCACGGATTCTGATTCGCGCTTGAACTTTTGCGTAACATCCCGAGCCGTCTGAATCGCTTTCCGAAATTTACTTGTTTTCGCTTTTAATTCCGCTTCAATACTGTATTCGGCCATCAACTCACCCCTTTCTTTTACTTATTGCGTTTCATAGCCAGTTCAGCAGGTGACAACTGCCTTCTGTCCGTTGCTTTCTCTGGTTCTTGATACTGCCCCTCAACCTGTTTTATTGCCTTCTCATAATCGAAAAAGTCTTCAAACTTCTTGAAGATATATTCCTCTTTCGGATTCTTATCTGTACCTTTATTTTCTGTGGCACTTGCGTTTCTGTTTAAAAACGCAGCCAAATGCAAGCGGTACATATCATCAATTTCTTTGTATTCTTGTGCGTGTGTTTTATAGTGGAATTCCGATAATGTCATCTCTTCCACGTCACTCAATCGTTCCATGCCAAGTTTTCGCATGGCATGGATGACAATCTCGTTATAAGTTAGCCCTCGTTTTCCACTGCTTTTACTGGACTCTTTTTCTTCATGTCTTCTGGTACTAGATTTCGGGTCATAGGTCGCTTCCCCAATTCTTCAATGACTTGCTCTCCGAATGCTTCAAAGCCTTCGTTTTCTGCAATGTCGTCAAGAATAACTTCTAAATTCTCATAGGTTTTCGGACCGTTTTTTCCGGATGCAGCCTTAATGATTTTTGAAATACCGATGATGTTACCGGATTGCAGTTTCGGCACTAGCATTTCGACTCCTTCACCCAGATTAGCCCCTTCCATTTCAAACCCTAGTTCCTTGTCGATCTCCGTCAATGTTCGTAGTCCAAATGACAATTCAATTTCTTTTCCATTAAAGTTAATATGCATATATTATTCCTCCTTAAATTTAAAAGGGAGAGCCTAAAACCCTCCCTCGTTTATGCTACTGGATCCGTTTCATCCGGTTCTGCCAATCCATCATCCGCAGGGTCTTCTTGCAGTACGTCATGGAACACATACGATAGTGTTTCCAAGTCACCTTCTGGCAAAGTGGCCCGCCCTTTTTGACGTGTCCCGGATGTTAAGAAAGTGCCTTCTACTTCGGGGTTGTCCTCGGATCCATCTGTGGTTTCCCATTCCGTGATATATCCTTGTCGGTATTCAGCGCCGAATGTCGTTGTACTGTCTGTGTCATCAACTTCTTTATCAGCTAAATCCACTTCCCACATTTCGACTGCATAATCATCTACAATCGAATCCTCTAGCATCGTAAAAGTTGGGTCTTCTTCGGATTGCAATGCTGTAATAGAAACCTCGTCCTCTAGTGCAGCTGATCCTTGAACATTTCCATCTTTCGTTGGTGTAGCCTCACGATCACGTGAATAAGACTTTGAATGTTCTGTCTGAAAAACAAGTTTAGCTGCCTCGGATGCTTCTCCGAGTTTGCGAAAATATAATACTTTGTGTACGCCGTTTGCTATTTTAGCCATTTATTTGTCCTCCTTTTTATCATTAAAAAAGCACCCTAATTAGAGCGCTTAGGAAATTCTATATTCTGCCGTAATAATGCTGTGCAACAAATCGTCATCTGTGCTGTTATCGTAAATCGTGTTGGCATTAAGCGTGTTATATTTCAAATAATAGTTTTCTAGTCTTTTGAGTTTCCTCAATGCCATTTTCAACGCATAAACCATACCGGAATGTTCAGCTCGGTTGTTAGCGTATCCCCAAACATGAATTGTCTGGGCCAGCGTGCCAGTGATAACTTGTTTATTATCCACCACATCGTCTTCTGTTGTCTCTGCTACATGAACAAAAGGGTATGCTGTTTCGGCACTGGGGAGATAGTCATACGTATCGTACCCCAGTGTTAGTGATGCGCTGAAAACAGCGTTATACAACTGTATGTCGGGTGCCTTCATTTACTTCACCAACCTGTCTAGATCAGCAAGAAACTGTTTCCTTTGCTGATTATAAGCGTCAAATAAAAACAGAGTCCCACTCATAAATCTTGTTCCCCACTCGATATATCCACTGTGCTCAGATTTAGACAATGTTTTATAATGCATTTTGTCTAATCTCTGTGTTTCGATGTTCCTTACTGTATACCCAGTTGCATAGCCTTTATTGAAACGCTGTTGCCCGTTCTTTTTAGCGTCGCCAGTCATCTCAATAGTATTATTCCTAACGATCTTATCCACATCATCGTCAATCTCCTTATCCATACGTTCCAGTTTAGAAAGCAGAGCGTCTAATCCGTCTAATTCCATGCGCTAACACCTTCCAAATAAAAAACGCTCTCTGACTTGTGCGGAACATGCCTGAGAACGTTATATTTCTGATCGCCAATCATGGCTTTATCAGCAAAGTCTTTATATGGACGCTGTAACCTTGCCGTGGCGACTTTGTGATCATATGAACCGAATACCGCCGCCGTCTTATCTAAGCTGACAGCAGACACATGAGCAGGTAATGTGATACCTTCATCGACTGCTACCTCTGTTTTACCAGTCTCAGGATTGTATTGCCTGCCTGTGGTTTTATACAAAGTTACCCGCTTATCATATCTCATCAGAAGAATCTCACCTTTCCTACTTGTTCACTCTTCGGTATATAAGTCTCCAAGATCGATAGATAAGGTATGAGGTCGTCCTCAGTGAAAGAAACGGAATGCCCTTCGACTGATTCAGAGGTCATCCCTTCGCTTCCAATTCTGTTATAGCGGTTGATCGCCATTTCTTCCACAATAAAATTCAATTCGGTGGGAATATTGTCCAATTCAGCGTGTTGCTTCAACCACACTTTTAGCCGTGCTTCAACGTTAGTGATGATAACGTTCAACTGATCATCTTGTAGGTTATCTTTGATACCCAAGACGGTTTTCACATTTTCTAAAATAGCCATTTTGATCACTTCAATTCGTTTTCGGCTTCTTCTGGTTCTTTAACCTCATCAGTGCCAACTTTTTCAATAAGTGGGGCTTTAACATCGTTTTCCTTGCTTAATAATTCGTCCAAACGTTCTTGAGACACTTCTCCCTTTTCAGGGAAAGTGTCCCCCTTTCTATAATGACGTTTGTTGTCCTGCTTATCTCTAAAAGCTCTGATTACTTGATAAGCCATGGTCATTCATCCTTTCAATTAAATTTTTATTATCCTGCTGGAGCTGCATCAGGTGTTAACTTAGCAAAGGCTCCATCTTTCACAATCATCATACCTACATCCATTGTTGCGCGCAGTGCTACCATTTCTTGTTCAAACAAGTTAACAGGAGATCCGTCTTCATTTGTAATGGTGGAAAGCTGTGCTTCTTCAGAAATGTTGTATTCGATGTTGAAAGGAATACCATAGCGCAAGTGGTCAAAGTTACCTGCATACAATGTTCCTTTCGTAAGATTAGCAGATTTCAAGTTAACAGTTGGAAGCCCGTCAATTGTTCCTGCTTGACGATCGAATAAGGAATCACCTTCCGAATCAGTTGCTGTGCGCAATGCTGTGTTGTTTTGCACTTTAGAAATCCATGCGTTCGCTTCTTCATCCTCAGAATATAACGCATCTTCTACACCTAAAAGGTTCTCGTAACTGATACCGTCATAAACAATGTTACCTGCATCAACAGCTGACTGATCAATTGATTGTGGGAATGGGTTTGCCTCATTCAAGATACCTGCTTCATCGAACTTTTTGTAAAACGCTTCTGCGATTTTAGGGCGCATGAGCTCGAAAAAGTTAGAAACATTGTATTGCAAATATTCACGAGAAACCGGGAGAATAACCGCTAACTTCTTAGCTGTCATTTCCACTTGCAGCAAGGTTGGTTTTGACGTTTGAATCTTCTCAGCCTCACCTACCCAGTAGGCTCCGGGTCCTTCTGCAAAATATTCAAAGGTTTTCTTCTTGTCTGTCATTTCCTCGTAAACACCCAGTTGCATAATCTTAGAGTTTTGCATAACATCCTCTAAAATCATTGTGTTGTGCTTGTCTGGGATAGAACCGTCTTTCTTTTCATGTACCATTACATTATCTGGGTCAAACGTCTGTGCGAAAAACTGTAGATTTAATTTCAATGGTTGTTGTTGTGCCATAATTCAAATCTCTCCTTCTTATTTTATAATTCGATTTTTCTTAGCCATTTCGGCTTTCGTTTTGTTCAAGTTGTTGTTTTTAATTTTAGAATTGCTTGCTTCTGGAGGATCTTGTCTCAACTTCTCTTTGACTGCGTTGTTGACTGCATCATCAAAAGTCTTCTTTATGTTGCTGATTGACTCTTTAATCTTTTCGTTATCCTCTAAATTCACGAGTGATTCTGCGAAGTCTGCAGGCAATCCTTCCTCTTTCAAATCGCCTTCTACTTCAGCTCGTAACTGCTTGAGATTCAATTCACGTTCTCTGTCTTCGAGTTCCTTCATACGCTTTTTATAATCAGCTTCTTCTTTCTCCGATTTAGTCATTTTAGCGTAATCTTGGGCATCCTTTTTAGCATCTTCGACAGCCTTTTGCTTTTCCTTCTCAAATTCTTCTCTCTTTTTCTTTAGAGCCTTATCGACAGCTTTACTTACAGCAGAATCAACATCTGATTGTGAATAAGTGGCTTCTTTATCATCCTTGTCCGTATCCTTATCAGTGTCTGGATCATCTTTATTTTTGTCGTCATCCTTGTCGTCGTCTTTATCGTCCTTGTCATCACCTTCAGCAAAGAATTGCAGGTTTAAAGGTAAAAACTCTCTTTCAGGTTTATCTTCGTTGAAAAAATCCATGTTTAAAACAGTGTTATCGTTATTCATGTTCATTCTCCTTATCCCGTTCAGTCTTTATCGATTAACATTTCATCGCATAAAAAATAAGCCCCTCCCAGTCTATTACAGCCCGATCAGTGCTTAACTCTATGAAACTATTCAGTTAGTCTTTAAAGCCCATACAGTATAGTATTTGAGCCTGTTTAATGTCTGGTGCTCAAAGACAGAATTATTTGGTTTGTGTTTTCTTATCAGGTGGCTTCCCTTTGTACGCTTTAGGCTCCTTTGTGGGCTTCGGCTGCGTTTCGTTCATCTTGCTCAATTCTTTAGCGATAACTTTCAATGATTGGTCTATCGATTTCAGATATTCTTCTTGGTTCATGCTATCACTCCTATAAAGAATATTTTCCTTCTCTTTCAGCAAAGAAGTTTGTTCTCCAGTCACCTAAACGCAATGCGGATGAACTTCTACAAAAGGGATGCATCGGACTGGCGTTCACTCCTGGCATCATGTCTTTAACCTTGAATATCTCACCGTTTAAATCCTCACATGTTTCGGTAGTATCATCATCAATGACAGCTATAAATTCATATTCTGCCTCGTCATTATCTTCGGTTAATGCTTCGTAGGATAGCTGTTGAGCACCCGTCTGTACTCTGGCAGTTTCTGTGATTAGTAATCTTCTAGCTTCATAGGTAGTAACATCAAATCGTTCTCTTAGGTTGCTGACACCTCTGTCTGGATGAACGCCACGAACAATAGCGTTGTTAATAATCACGTCTAATTCTTCACGCAAGCCTTCCATGTCATCCCAGATGCGCTCTGACCACGTGGCTTCATAAAAAGAAGCGCCCACTAATGATTCAAGTGTAGATGTTGTTATAGTCATATTGACATCTAATATGCCTGCTTGTCTTGCTACTTCATTGATCCCTGCTTGCTCCAGGTAATCTTGAAATGTTTGAACTTGTTCGTCAGCCATAGCAACTAAGTGAGCATTTAAATACATCATCAGTAATTCTTGCCGGCTTACTCGCATTTTCGTGTTGTATGTGTAGAGTTCTTCATTCGCTTTATCGCTGAAGTTCTTCTCTTCAACATATCGTGCAGCTGTCTTTTCAAAAGATTGCACATCAAACTCAGATACACGCTTTTTAGCTTCGGCAGGTGTGATGTTATTGTTTTCAGCGTATCGCGAGTAGAATACGTCAATTTCCTTTAAAATCTCCCGTTGTGCATTCTCGATAATCTCACGTAACTTTTCAGCTACTTCTTCATCCTTCATTTGTTCCTTTTTGATGTTTTCCTTCTCACGTTTGACCCAATAGCTTTCTTCTTCGGCCATCTAATCACCTCAATTCGCCATAAATCTAGATGACTGTGATTGACGTCGCTGACTACGTTCTTCATCAATTTTCTTTTGTTCTTCTTCTGGATCTTCCACAATCATTGGAATAATTTTCAGCTTCGTTTCCTGTGAAAGCTCCCCACCTACAGCATTAAACATATCAACTGAATCTTTTGTACTCTTAGGTAAATTAGGTGTGAATTTGTAGGTTAATCCTTCAAACTCGCCGTCGCTTGCTTCGCTCGCTAAAGCCATAACGTTGTTAATCAGCTTATATCGTCGATTTAGAGAACGCTTGAACAATCGTTCTTTGTTGATTCGGATTTGTTCCAGTCCAAACAATTTATACTTCATTGCTTCTCCCGATTGTGGTACCCCAGACTGTTCGTTGATTTTACTGTCTGTTAAATCAGGTGTGTTCGTCATCTTATGAATATCAATTTGCAACCGACTTTTATAGGCTTCACTGCCAGAAACATCGTATTGCTTATAAATATAATCCGCATCCACGTTCCCTTCTTTTCCTTCGGCATTATCGCTTGCGGGCTTAAGAAAAAGAATGTTTGCTTCCTTCATTTTCTTGGCTTCCTCTGGCGTTAGTTCCAAATTACCGCTTATCTTCAACATGGCATCATTCAAGTCGGTCATATAATTGGCTGTATCAGATTGAGCCGCGTCATATAAATCGATTAGATCAAGCACGTTCTCAAAGTCACCTTGTCTAAATCGGTTGTTGCTATGTTCATTAATCGGCACAGCTCCGAATGGATGTTCAACATCATCGTCATGTTTTAGGCTGTAATCGCCAAGATTGGACGTGTAGTAAGTGTATATTCTCTTTTCTGTATAGAGCTCTACTTTGATTTTTTGATTGTCACCATACCCCACAACAAAATACCTAACAGCGGCAACGATATTCTTCTCAATAGTGTTGTCATAGATTAAGAACGTCTCTAAAGGTGATGATAAATAAACTTTCACCTCATCATCATGATTCCGATGCAACAGTTCATAAGCTCGTCCATAAATGGATAAATCCAAAATCAAGTCAGCGTTAAGCGCTGCATCTTCAATCGTCTCGTTTATTTGTTTAATTTTCGCCTGCGTAGACTCATCTTTATGGCTCATCGCTATTGGGACACCAACTAAAAATCCTTGCATAAAATTCGATACATACTTTGCATAATTATGTCGTGCCCGATGGTCAGCTTTATCATCTTCCTTACGTCTTTGTAAAACCGATATTGCTGTATTATCACCCTTGTAATAATCGTCCAGCACATCTAATCTAGGGCGCTGGTGTTCTACGTGGTGCTTAATCATTTCGGATAGATCGTCTGTGTTTTTGACCAGCTCTTCTGCTGAATCGTGCGTATATTGGATATTTGCGTACTTACTAAAGCGCCTTTTTATACCCGAGTTTCCGTCCAGTCCGTGTTCAAATTCATTCGCTTTTTGCATGATACACCTCCTAAATGCCTAATGATTGCAATGCTTTATACGTGTCGTTGTCTTTTGGTGTTTTTAAGTGGTACTGCTCTAAGCTGTACCTAAGTGCATCGATAATATGGTTGTTAGCATCTATAGGCTCATTCAACCATTTCCCTTCTTTATCTTGCTGGAAAGTGTACGTGTTAAATTCTTCAATCGTGTGTTCACATGATGGATGAATATACACTTTGAAACCTTGTATAAATAAAATACCTTGGTTGATGGACCCCTTACCTTTAACAGATGAACGCATTCGTCTGATGCCTTTATTGATTAACTCCTGGATCAGCCTCTTCTCTGCTGAATCACCAGTGATTGGAGATTCTTTCAACCCCTTTTGCTCCAACATGTTATAAATATCATCAGTCAGCATCGCTTTTTCATAATGCTCATCGTAGATCCAGAGCTCTTTGTTCTCTAAATCAACAACGGAGCTGACCTCTGTTGTGGGATCATTTGTGAAACCAAAGTCCATCCCGTGAGCTGTACGTTGTATCTCTTTTATCTTTTGCAGTGGATTGAACTCTCTTACTTCAAAGTTCTCAAATACAAGACCTTCAGAAACGCCCCATTCACCATCAGCAACGATTCTAGCGCGCCTAGGATTCGTTCTGTGTAAGTCGAGGTATCTGTTCCTATCCACGTCATCCAGCCATTCGTTAACTCGAAAGGTCGTGGTGATAGCGAAGGTGTCTTGCTCTCTCGTCTCTGGGTCGAAAAAGACCTTCTTAAGCCAGTGTCGCTCGGACCATGGGTTAAAGGTGACTGTGATTTGTTTAAAGAAGTCGGGAGCTGGATGCGACCCACGAATAGACTCAACAACTGTCCTGAAGTCATCTTCTGTTTCTATCTGATAAGCTTCCTCGAACCATGCCCAGCAAAGAATGCCAACATCAACCGTAATTGATGTGATTTTAAGTGGATCGTCCAGTCCGCGGAATAATATCTTTTGGCCAGTCGGCTTGTAGGTGATCTCTGGCATCGATTCATTGAACTTAAATAAATGAGCAACCCCTAATTGAGAGGCTGCCCATTTCAAATCTGTATAGGTTGATTGTTTGTTCGTATTGGAATAGCGTCTAACCACTAATAGGTTAGCCCAAGGGTACTTCATAATTCGATGGATAAAGTTAAGGGCCGTGTTCTTCGACTTCTTGCTACCACGCGAGCCTTTAACAACTCTATAAAACTGCTTGTTCTTCCAGAATCGGTTGTAGCCTTTACCTATTGCTTTTTTAATTGATATTCTAGGTTGTTCTTTAGTCGTCATCTTCCGGCACATCCTCAACAAACACAGGAGTGATGTTTTCGACCTGGTGCTTTTCAGTCCACATACCATATCGCTTGCCTAATAATTCAGCCGCTTTTGTTCGAGCAACGGTATCTGATCGTTTTTCTTCTTTTTCTATACTTCCACCAAAATCACCATCGCCAACAACCATAGCGACTTCATCTTTCACCTCACCCCTCATAACAGACGTTAGATACTGAAGCACTTCATCTTGCTCAGCAATCGATTCTTTTTTGAGCTGTTCCAAGCGTTCATCAATATAAGTTTTGACAGCAGGTTTAGTCATGTTCTCTTGCCCTGTCACTCTAGCTGTCTTTGTACTATAACCTGCATTAATCGCCGCTTGCGTAATTTCACCCAAGCGAATATATTCGTCTGCAAATCGCCGTTGCTTCTCTGTTAATTTAGCCATACTACATAACACCTACCTCCCTGTTTTAATCAAATAAAAAAGCACCGCTATGGGTGCTTAATCCTGAATAAAATCGTTATAAGCAAATCTAAACAATTCATTAATTACTTTATCATCTAAATATTCTCCGTAGTCTGATGATTTATTCTTGTAATATGAATAACCATTTTCAAAGTAAATTTTACCAAAAACCAATAGTTCTTCTGTTCCCGTACCAACAAGAATATGATCAGATTTGTTTTTTAAACTCAGTGAACAATTCACAATAAAAAAGTGCGCTTCATTTTCCGACTTAATTGTATTAAAAAAACTTTTATCATTTATACAAATAGGCTTGATAATTTTATTGTATACATGTTCAAAACGACTACTAACCATCAAAAAGTTCTCAATTTTTTTACTCGTTGACATACTTTCGAGCTTTTCTTGAAGCTTTTCTTCCCAAGTCATTTTTTTCACCCCCCTTAATTCCCAACATTCGACAATTAAGAGGAAAATCCTGCATTAAACATAATAAATGGTTTCTAGATCATTCTCAGTATATTCATAAACTTGAAATCGCTTATGAGCTGTTGTATAACCATGATCGTCGTGCCATTGATCTATCTTGTTACGTGTTGGCAATCGTCTAATCATCACGCCACCTTTGTCGAGTACCCATTCTGAATGCAAATGACCTACGAATACATCACGATTACTCGCTTTAGCCCATTGTTCAGCAAATTCCGTTGCGAAATTCTCGGCTAAATCCTTCTCTTTTTTCTTATCGCCGTGATTAGCGCCGACAAAGTTATTACCGAGCATGTGAACCTTACGCTCTCTAAAATCAGCATCAACTTCTAGATGCGGATATTTTGCTTCTAGGTACTTAATAAAGCCCCAGGATAGCGACTCATCATGATTACCTTTAATGTACATGGCCGTAACCTTACCTGACCGCTTAATAGCTTCTTTGATAATAGGGTCATAGAATGTGATTGCATCTTGCCAAGCTTCCACCATTTCAGCATGTTCAATCTCTCTAGTGCTTGCCGTACGATTACGGTGATCATTGTGATGAAATAGGTCACTGCCAATTAGCAGCAATACTTCTTTGTACTGGCGATTAAGTAAGCTTAATATCTTAGCTTGCGTTGATTTATAATGCTCATAATCTGAGACGCCAAAGTGCATGTCGAATAGCGGAATGTTGAGATAGTGCGGATAATGGTTTATGTACTTTGGCTTAACGGTGACTTGCGGTGTTTGCGTTACAATATCAATTAATTTATCAAAATCGAATTGCTCACGCTGCTTCTTAACAACAACTTTAGATGCATACAATGTTTTAGTGCCGTCCTGCTTATTGTGATGGTGCCACTTACTTGAAGTCGCTTTGCTGATTTGCCATTCGACTGGATCATAGCCATGTGCTTTTAGGACCGCTTCTTCGTCCTTCATGTCCATCTCGGATAGCTCGACTAATTTGTCACTTGTTTGGGTACCGTCTTGATTAATCTCAACAGTCTCTTTATAGTCAGTAGTTTCTTGCTGCTGCTTGCTTTTCTGCTGACTCGCTTGCTTCACTGGCTTGCTAGCTGACTGATTATGTTTATTTGTACGCTGATATTTACGTCTAACAGAGACTTCTGTGAACCGTCTATTATATTCTTGGCTTAGCGTTTGCGCTATCTCTGAGAAACCTTCGCCAGATTGTTTGAGTTCGAATAATCGGTCTATGGTGTCTTGGTTCCAAGGTGTTGTACTTTGATTCGCCTTTGGCATATTGTCACCTCGTATTCATATATAACAAATGCCCAGCCAACGAGTGTGCATCATTAAGGGAGAGTGAAAATCAGCACGTCGAGAGCCAGGCATGTTATGTCGCGAATATGTTTTTTAACTATCGCTTAACTCAAGTTTAACTGATGCCGACCCCCATGCACCAAATACCGTGACATTCGTGCACTATCTTGTGGATAACTAAATCTCAATGAGGTTATAAGCGATTCTTTCTAGCTTTCTAGTAACGGTTGTTCGATCAACGTTCAAAATATCAGCTACCTTCTGCATCGAGTAACCACTCAATATTAAGCTAAGGATCATGGCTTCTGTATCATCTTCAATTCGATACCAACGATCTTGAATGTATTTTAAGTCTGTACTAATTTTTGAGTAACGCTTGATAGCCTTTTCTGTTAAAATAGCCTGCTTTTCAACCGTGCCAGTATTGTCATCTGCCTTTGGCATAACTGCTTGAATTCCATACTGGCTAACACCTACACTTTTAAAGGATTGCTGTACAACCTCATTAATCAGCTTCTGATTAGCATGATAATTCTTGATGATATAAAGGACTTTTTCGACTGTATAATAGTGGTCATTTTCAATCGTTTTTAGATTCATATTGATCACCCCTAAATTTGATTTCTAGCACATGGAATCACTGGCGCGTTACCTATAACCTGAGACGGAATTCTAGTATCTAATGACGGAATATTAGGTGCTTTAATAAAAGGGTCTTTCCTATTCTCAATCTCAATCTCAACATGTTCTAAAATTTCTTGAAGCATTTGAGAAACTCCCTTGATTACTTCTCGAAGTGCCTCAGATACTTCACGAATAATTTCGCTTATTTTTTCAACCAACGCCTCTTGGTTCATACCAGTTTCATAAATAAACATGTCATTCATTTGTTGCTTTAATGGTGTTCCTGCTTTCCAAATTAGATTGTCATTATATACGCACTTCATTTTTTCTCATCCTTTCCGTTTTCAAGCTCACCCGCTAAATATTTAAAATACTTACTCGGCTTCACTGGATTCAAAGCGCCTGTACGCTTGTCTCTTCGATGCGGATGTACTTTATGCTTGATTGTGTATTTCATCTTTCGCACTGTCTTTCACCCCTTTTGAATAAAAAAGAGCGCACAATAAGGCTAAGTGCCTCATCATGCGCTCCTCGATTGTTTCGATAGAGCTTACTATTTTTAATTTAGGACTTTAATGATCATCGTGATGACTATCGTTAATATCATTAAACCGTACACCCATTTATCATGGGCCACTATAAAGTCCCATCCCTTTTCAATTCCATTTGAAATATTATGAGTAATTGCTTCAAATAACCTGATCATTTTCATCACCTACTTCAATACGGTGTTCGATAGGGTAAATGAAATCTATAAAACCTTCTTTAAGCCATTTATTAGCTTGTATAATCCCTGCGCTGTAACCCACCAAACTTCGACTGACCTCTCTATGAATAATGAAATCGCCAACTTTCAAACTCGGCTCTGTCCGACCTACCTCAAACAACTGTTTTTCAAGTTCTGTTGCTTGTCTTATGAACTCGTAATTTTCAAATATACGTGCGCCATGTTTAGTTACTAATCCCGCGCCACCTTTATTAACTGTTTCGATTTCAAATAACTCATCGCTTTCATCCTCACTGATAGCAACAACGATATCACCTTCTTCGAAAAATGGTTCAACCTCATAACCTTCAATCCATGCTCTTGCAAATGTTTCGGCTGTTAGGTCGTTTAATGGTCTGTTAAAATTATCAAACCAATCACCGCTTAGTGTTCTCGTTAGACAATACTGAAAATCACCAAAAGAACTGCCTTTTTGATGTTCAATCGCATCAGCCTGTTTTTGCGTCAATTTAACTTTACTCATTCGTTTCACTCTCCCTATTTTTGCGTATAACTAATCTCGCAATGGATTGGTTTATTATCTTGCCACGTAATTGTCTGCTTACCGAAGCCAACACCTGGCGTGTCTATCTTCTCTAGTTTGCCGTCTATCACTCTATAAACGGCATTCTCGCTTAGATCCACTTCTGCTCTCATCTCGTCGTTCATCGAATGCCCCCTATACCGCGATTGCAATAAGCGAATAAATCAATAAAGCTAGTCCAATAATCGATAACGCATAAGCGCCTAACATTAGCCATGCCCAGTTAAATTTCATGTCTATCACTCCTTTATTGTCCCCTTCAATTCTGTAATCTTTTTAATGTATCCTTTGGTTGCCAGATAGCTAATAATGAACAGCAAAAGGGTTGGTGTCGCCAAAACTATTGAAAGAAAGATAGTATATTTATTGAACCATATCGCTAGCGCCACTAATGCGATAAATGATACAAAAGTTAGTAAGAACGTCCAAATATAAACGAAACTTACAACAGTCTCTTGCTGCTTCAACTCTGAAACGTCACGTGGCTTTAATCTACTTAACTCATCATTATTAAAATACTTTTTATATGCTCGTTCTCTCATATCCTCACTCCTTTAGAAAGGCAAATCTGAATCGTCGAGATCAACAGGCTCGCCCGCTTCTTCTAACGACTGCTTAGAGCTTTCTTGTTGGCTCTGTGTGCTTTGTTTTTGTTGTTGAGGGTTATTGCCCTGATTTTGATTACTTTGCTTTGATTCAAGGAACTGTACGCTCTCTGCAACCACTTCTGTTATGAAGATACGTTTGCCCTCTTGATTGTCATAGCTGCGTGTGGCAATTCTGCCGTCTACCCCGACCATGCTACCTTTACCCATATAGTTTGCTAGATTTTCAGCAGGCTTGCGCCAAATCACGCAGTTAATGAAGTCGGCTTCTTGTTCACCGTCTTGATTTCTAAACGGTCTGTTTACTGCCAATGTGAAATTGGCTACAGCTGTACCTGATTGCGTATAGCGTAGATCGGGGTCCTTCGTTAATCTACCGACTAATACTGATCTATTTAACATGTCTATCACTTCCCACTTAAAATATAGATTCCGCCTATGAACCACACTAGGAGCAATGCCATAATGAAGTTAAGATCCATCAGCAACACCTTCTAGTAATTCTGGGTGTTGGTATATGTTGCCGATGACTTCTAAATTTCGTATAAACCCTTGCGGAACATTAAATCCTTGTTCTAACCACTTAATTACTTGTCTCTCTGTATAGTACAGCGTATCATCATCTGAAAACCCTAAGGCGAAACCTAAATTACGTCTTTCATATTGAACAATATCCCCTTCATAAATCTCTGTTCCGTTTTTGTCTTGCAACCCTGTGTACTGCATCAGAATATTTTCTCCGTATAATGCTAGAAATTTAGATGGTGTATCTATTTCAGGATGAACTCCTTGCTGTGCCATCCAATCGCCATGATTGTTTAATACCCACGCCCTAAACTTAATTGGTCGCATTGTTACCCTCCTCTAATGCTTGACGTGCTTTCTCATCATTGTCATCATCTAATAAACGACCTTCGCCTGCCAATTTGTTTACCATACCTTCATAATAATCACGTTCCTCTTTTGCATATTCAGCTATTTTTATATTTGTTTTATGTGCTTTTTCTAAGAAACTGTTGCGTTCTTCCAGTTCCTCAACACGTTCAGCTTGCTCAATGAGCCACCCTATTCGTTCTGGCCACCCTAAAGCATTGAAATCCATCGTTTCGGAAACTAGCTCTTCATCAAATGCTTTCTTAACTAACTCCAACCGTTCATCCATTCAATCAGCTCCCTTTTTATTCTCTACCGCACAACCTGGTCGGTATACGCCATTAAGACGGCTCTTCTTCATCAAGTTTCTCTAACAAATTATCTGTAAAGGTGTGCATGGATTTTACTTGTGAAATCCTTGCGTTAAGGTTGTTTTCGTAGTCATTAACAATCTTGTCAGTCATGATTAATCCTCTTAAATACTGCAATTCAGTAATATCTAATTCCATATTTACCACCCTTTCTCAGTCTTATTGGCATTAATCATCTAAACACACAGCAACCATAGCGTGATTAGAATACTGACGCTTTTCAATTCGTCTTAAATTAGCTTGTGTCGCTAACCATCGAACTGATTCAGGTTTAATATTTAATACTTGAGCGCATTCTTTAGCCGTTCCTGATACGATAATGTCTTCACCTTTGTAAACCGTGTACTCTTTCGCCATTATTCAACCTCCCATGATCAAACAAACAAGATATAATCAAACCGCTTCGGCTGACTGAAAAACGTCTCAACATCAACCAATCGCTCCCCTTCAGCATTGCGCCACTCATCTTCTCGAACATAAACCTTTGTCATGACGCTACCTCATTGGATTGAAGCTTGTTTAACACGTCTCTCTGAAACGCTGTTGGCTTTTCACGACCGTCTAAATACCTTCCAATTTGAGCAAGCACGTAAGCATCTCGAATATTGTCTGATGGATTTCTAAATCCCCAACGATCATTAATCGGCAAAATCATGTCCTCTTTTTTGGTGTTGCCTTTGCCTGTTGCGAACTTCTTAAGACCATTTGGCGTTACCTCGACGTACCGATCAATCACATCTAAGTTGCTTAATTCAACGAGTTTAGAACGTAAGAGCCAATCGATACCGTATTGCGTTGAAACCGCAGCACCTTTCGAACCGTAAGAAAAGCCTTCGATAATGACTTTGTCGCCTTGCTCGATTTCCATGCCAACCAATTCAGCTAGTTCACCGAAACGCTCAGGATCCTGTTTGCATTTTGGTTTCAGCTCATCTTGATTGATGATGTTGCCTAACTCGTCCAATACAACAATGCCTGTTTTCGTGCTTGGATCTAAACCGATGTATCGCATTTAAACAGCCCCTTTCATTCGTTGCTCTTGTTCAATGTATGCGTCCCATTTCTTGAATGTCTGCTCAATTGGTTCTTTACGCAGCTGAATGCCTTCGCAATTTTCACAGTCACATCTTTGTAAATCATAGGCGCCTGTGATCACTTCCACCCAGACAACGCCATTTCCGTTACACATATTAAAACTCCTTCCGTCGATAATCTTGGCCAAACATTTTCACTACTTCTACGTTTTCCATAACCCTTGATAAATTACGTTCGTTGATTTTTTTCACGAGTTCTTCGCTATCTAAGTTCGTCGTATAGATCGTGCTTTTGCCTGCTCGACTATCAATCACCTCAAACAGCTTTGTTTGGGTCCAGTTATCATTTTCTTTTCGTAAGTTCGTATATTCCGCTCCCAAATCGTCTAAGACAAGTAAGTCAACAGACTGAACAAACTCCATGACTTCATACTCGGAAAAATCAGAGTTGCGGTTATGCGTTTCCTTAATCTTGCTTAGCAGTTTGGGAACAGACAGAAATAAACAGCTATAACCACGTTCCATCAAACGCTTTGTCACCGCAACGGACAAATGGCTTTTACCAGTGCCATAATTGCCATTGATAATAAAACTTTGCGGATTATCTCGCGAAAACGTTTCAGCAAAATCTTGTAATCTCTCTTTCGCCTTGGCTAGATCGTCGTTAGTAGCTTCATAGTTTTCAAATGCAGCGTCCCAAAGAGACTGATTAAGCAATGACTGTTGTCTGAACATCGTTTTGTTCTTACGCTCTATCGCTTGTTCTCGGTTTTGAATAGCCTTTTTAGCCAATTCTCTATCTTCGCATCGGCAACCGTCATGAACCGTTGTTCGTTCACCTTTTTTGGGTCCAACTGGTATCACAACTGATTTCTCTTCCACTTGCTCACCGCAACCGTCGCACACATAGTCGTTCAAAATCTCAGGTTGCGTATCTACGTTTAGAATCTTTTCAGCTGACTTCATGTCTTCACCGCCTTAAAAACCGTAATTGTATTGCTTCTGATCGCTTTGTTTATCTTGCGCTTGGGATATCTGAGTGACCTTGTTGTCATTCTGCTTTTGTGTGTAATAACGCTCCAAGATAAACCCCTTGCAGTAACCAAGAGAGTTGATTTGATCACCCGGATATTTAGGCTCAAATTCATCAAAACACTGCTCTAAATATTTAACCGCCATATCAGCAGGTATGTTTTCTTGTTCGATCTCATACGCTGCTTGCATATCTTTCGGTTTAGGATGCAATGTGCTTTTGAGCTGTAAATAGCGATCCACCAAAGCCTTTGATGTCGATGCTATTTCCTCGGTTTTTGGCGCCCCGGCATCAACATTTGGATTTTCTTCACGCGTACGTGCATCACCAGCAGCATTATTAATTCTTAAATTCTTTAATTCTTGTTCTCGTTCTGGGTTCGTTTCGGGTTCGTTTCGACTTGGTGCATAATTCTGTTCCAAGTTGTCGTTTGAATTTTCGCTAAACCCTTGATATTTCTCGTAATTTAGGATTGTGAAAAGTGTTCCAAGTTCTGTTTCGTGAAAGTCAAGTATCCCTAAATCGAACAGTTTTCGAACAGACCGTTTTATTGTGCTTTTAGCTACTTTTTTATAGCCTCGCCCTTCTTTATACTCCAGGTCTTCTTGTAACTTCGAATACGATCGTAAGTACTGACCTCTTTTTAGTTCAATATGCTTAACCTTAAAGCCGTCTTTGTGTGCTGCATTTAATATAAGAAGGGTAAACAATCTAAACGTTGTAGGATCGTTCCAGATGTCGTGTTCTAAGATCCTTCTGTGCAATTTAATCCAGCCATTCAATCGCCACCCTCCTTTCTTTTAATTTCAGCCTTCATCTTATGGATCTTGACTAATTCATAACCTGGATGGTTGTGACGGACATAAGCCGCCACATACCGTTTAAATTGTTTCCCAGGTTCCTTTGATTGTTCAGCCATCCAAACGTAATCAAAGGGAATATCTATTAATCTATTCATTGCTGTCCTCGTCAGTTTGGTTTGCTTCATCTAAAGCTTGTTGCGCTTCATCTTGATCTGATTCATTGATATTTACATCAATATAGTCTTGATCGTAAACAGATTTCGCTTCGTCTGTGATGTCTTGGCGTGTTGTTTCATCTTCTGATGCTGCCTTCTGAATCTCGACTGAAATCGGTAGATACTTCCACATGTGACGAATGACCGTTTTCTTAGCCATTTCTTCGTAATCGGTAGCCCAAGGACTATACTTAGAATTAGCTGCTTTAGATCGTTGCTTACGTTTTTCAATGTCAGCTTTCGGCATGAACTCAAATTGATAACCGCCATCTTTAAAGTGAGCCACCGCATAAGCGCCAACAAAAGCGCCTTTATTGCTATCCATTGTTGGCTTGTGCTCTAATCGCGGTTCTAAACCTAGTTCATAATCGAATGTGTCATTTTCATAAACAGCGTGAGCGTAAATGTTTTGAATTTGACCAGAGCGTCGAGCTAAATCAATCATGCCTTTGTAACCTATGATGAACTGAACTTCAGTTGTGCCTTTCTTGTTGTTCTTGAATGGAAGCAAGTAGCAATGACCAATCAATCCTGGTTCAAGTCCTAATTGCGCTGCTTGCATAACCGCGCCTAGTAGACTGCCAACTTCAGCTTTTTTCAGTTCGGGGGTTGTTCGAATCGTTGTCGTTGCCAATCGCATTAAACGATCAGCATCCATGTGTTTGGGTAATGCTTGTTCCATAGCTGGAGCCATCTTTTTCAAATAATCTTCTATTGTTTTCGGGCTATTGTTTTGCCCTTCCACTTCGCTTTGTTTCTTCTGACTTAATTGGTTTTTAACCGCTTCATTTGTCGCCATATTAATTAACCTCCTTGAATGTAAAACGTCGATAACTCGACTCTTTCGTGTATTGTTCGTATAAATCTGGATAATCCTGTTTCAGTTTCTTCTTATCAAAATTCGTGGAATTTACGGTTTTCCATTTCGCCACAAAACGATTACTAGATCCTTCTTCATGTTCACCTAAATGCTCTTTGATTTTGTTTTCATATTCTTTCTTGCGCTGCGTTAAATCGTCCATTTCTGACTTAATCACTTGCAAAGCATCAAAGTAACTATTCAATTCATTCTCTAAGTCAACTTTTTCATCATTGGTTGATTCAGGGTACATCGCTTTGAGTAAGTTCGTTGATGCGTCTGTACCGTCAATTTCAGGTGGGTTGTCCGCTAAAACATGATTGTTCCAGAAGTCTTTTGCAATCTCGATGAGCTGTTCAATGAGTTCTTCGTCTCGTTCAATCTTCTTATAAACGAATTTATTACCACCGATTAAAACCGCAATCCACCATGCATCATAATTGAGCACTGCCATATACCATTGGCACTGCAATAAATAAGGTGTTGGAATCTCGTCACCTTCCCATTGATCTTTCACGTACTCACTTGCCGTTTTAGCTTCAACACCCTCATGTTTACCAACTACCAAACTGTCAACATTAGCCAACATATATGGGTATTGCGGATGTTGAATAATCGCGTTTCGCTTACGTGTCTTGATTCCACTTCGATTGGCAAACTCTTTCAAAACAACATCTTCCATCACATCGCCCCAATACATGGCCTCTTCGTTATTGGTCATTTCAGGCACTTCGTCGATTTTTTCCATATAAACTTGAGCCGGTGACTTCCATTTATTTAAGCCAGCAATGGCAGCGATATCTGAACCACCAATGCCTTTTTGACGCCAATGCAACCAATCTTCTCGACTCATATCTTTAGTACTCGTTAATACTTCGGCCATTACAATTCAACCTCCCAAAAATCAGCGTTTTCTAGTAAATGTTCAGATAAGCACTGACGATCACAGAAGTGTTCACCGTCATAAATGACTACTTCTTCATCCCCTTGGTAAAATTCCGTATGACAATTTGAGCATTCGGCAACGGGTTGTCTTGATAAATGACGTTCCATTTCGAGCACCATACGGTTTTCCATGTCGATTCCTCCTTGCCTTCATCACGCCTAAAGGGTTATACTAGACGTGATAGAAGATTTTTATCCAGTCTTTCAAATGACCGCTCTGCCAAGCGGTCTATTTTTTTGGCCAAAAAATCATTTGTGCGTTAATGCCATCGGCTTGCATTTGTTGCGCTACACTTTGCAAATGCTTCATGTAGTTAAATTCATGTTTTAATTTACGAGCACGTTTCATAGATTTGATGAGATCTTCATTAAGTGCTAATGCGTTATCGTAATTACGATGATCAAGCTCCAGGTCCATTCGACTCAATAGATAATCGATGCAACTTTCTTCTTTTCTGATTTCAGCTTCTAATTCTTGCTCTCGATCCATTAAGCTACCTCCGCTTCAATCAAGTGTTGTTCAGCCTTGCGATAGAATATAAGTTCACGATCGTTTTTAGGATCCTGAAGATCATAAGCCTTTCGAAAGTCATCTAGCAGACTATCTAATCGTTTAATCTTAAATGGACTGTTCACTGCTTCCTGTAATCGTTTCTCCCATTTCGTTAAATCACCTAAACTCATTTGAATGCCTCCTTTATTTAATGTACTGGCGTGACTTAAGACGGTTGTTGACCTCATCCCAAAGCTCCATCCAGTCAAATCGATAGTCCTTACACATGATTGCGATTTCTTGTTTGATAAATGTCATAGCTTCAGCTGACTCAACTAGTAAATCTCTTATTTCGCTTCGCTCATATTCAGCTATCGTATTTGGGTTCTTAGCAACGTTAACGTCATCTATTTTGTCTAGTGCTTCTTGAACTTCTCGTTTGGTTTGTAACAGAACTGATGCTCTGTGTTCATCAAACGCTGCGCCATCTAACCAAGGTGATCCCCAACCTGTGTATTCATAAGCTGCTTCCATGGCTACCCTTGGATCGTTGTATTCTTCAGTGAAGTATTTCGTTAGATGCGGTTGCACTCTGAACTCTTCATTTTCCTGCTTAGTAACAGATTCTCTTGATTGGTAAGTGTCTAATGATAGTTGTAATTGTGTTTGTCCTTTTGCCTTCCTTGCTTCACGTAATCGTTTTGAAGTACGTCCTCTACCGTTTGTCATAAATTTTCCTCTCCCTTTATACCTTTTTTGATTTAGTTGATTGATAAGATGAACTTAGAAAGAACTTGCTGACTTATTTGCTTCTTCTTGTTCGCGTATCCATTCTTCAATCGATGACTGTGAAAAAATAATACGTTGTCCAAGTTTGAAATGTGGAATCTCTTTACGACGTGCCATGCGGTAAATCGTTTCGCGATTCACACCAAGATACTCAGCTGTCTGTTGAGCCGTCATTCGGTCTTGCATCTTGATCACCTCCTTGATTGACCAACACTATATATAGTGATTTTTAATTGAATTTGTACTACATAATGTGTTAATATATAGTACAACACAATATATAGTGGTTCTAATTTAAAACATCGAGGTGGTATATTTGGCTAGAAAAAGAGTATCTACAACTTCAGAAAGCGGATCAGGCAGAAACCAACGCTTTCGAGATAATTACAATAGAAAAAACATGACGCGTAACCAATTTGTCTCTCAAATTCAGAACGGAAATTACAAAAACTATCATGTGAGAAATATCAACGGTGTAAAAACACCTGTTTCTAACCCTGATCGATCTAAGAATAATAATTTAGATTAATCTTCATGCGGAACCACTATCACTGTTGTGTTTTTTTCTGAAATAATATCTCGAGATGAGATCGAAGCTAGTAAATTATTATTTGAATCAGTAATTTCTATCGAAGCAATTTTTTTATCACCCATAATAATAGGTTGTGGTAGTAAGCATTGTTCATAAATAAACCCCTTAGAATTAGCTTGTTCTTTTAAACCCTCAAGTAATTTGGGACCTACACCACGACCGTTAAAAACTTCCTGTAAATGTGAGCGAGTAATGCCAATACACTTAGCCATGTCTGACTTTGATTTGTAATACGTTTTTAAAATTTCTTTTAAATATTCCAAGTCAAGTTCTATTGTCATTTTGATCACCTCCTTTCTAGTGGTAATCCACAAATAACACAGTATTTGTGCCAATGTTCTATTTGTTCGTTCTGGCAGCGTGGGCAATCAGTCATTTACGACACCTGCCTTGGCAACCAGTGCTCAATGTAGTTGAGCGCCTGTTGTAAATCTTTACGCTTAACATCTTTGTAGCTAGCAACACCAAATCGGTCTTTAACATCTCGATAGAGCTCTCTGAATAATCGGCTTGCTTCATCTTGATCAGATGTGAAGTTGTACACTCTCTTAGCAACACCTTTTTGGAACCGTCGCTGTTCGCCGTAATCAAGCGTGATTTGCTCGTCTACTTTACGTTCTAATAAAGCAACTTTTTGCTCTGTCGCTTCCTGCTTTTCAGCTGTTTCAACTGTGAGCTTCATTGATTGAATAATGGATTGACGCTCATCTAGAACATGAACATTGTTATTTAACTTCTCTCGCATATCATGAAATGCTTTAATGTATTGTTCTTTAAATCTCATGGCTTCTTTGCCTGTATAACTCATTACCAATAAGGTGAAGCCTTGCTCCGTCATGATAATTTTGGGATATTCACGACCTCTTTCGTTGGTGTAAGCTGACTCCACGAAATGGTGGAGTGAGAATTCATTGCTACAATTTAGAGTTCTAACATCTTGCATCACTCTGTCATGTCTTTTACCAAATGTTTCAGCAACCGTCAGGCTATCCGTTACAACTTGCTGGTCTTGTACAAAAACTAAATCATTCATTGAAATCGCCTCCTTTTTTAATTGCAAAACGATCTGAAAGTTCTCGATCTTTATTAATATGATCAACCAAACTATTAGCTAAGGTTTTACCATTAAGTTGAAGACTGACGGTTGTTGTTTCAGCAGAGTCCTCTTCAAGGTCCAATGTTTGCTGCAGAAAACTAATCGCTAATTTTCTTTCTTCTTTCGTTAGTCCATTTAAAGAATCTCTAGCTTTCTTGACTTTGTTGAAGAAGATTGCATGATCTACATCGTGGTCCATTTAAAAACCTCCTATTTTTTATTCCAACCTTTTCTAGTAAGCTAGTTCTAGAAAGGGGGTGATATACGTGGCAACTAAGGTTCACGCTTGTTTAGCTGGTAATTGGGTTACTCTGAATGAAGACCCAGATTGCAAAATTGGAGAACGTTTGACCAGTCCTAATACTTGGTGGGAAGAAAATGCTAAGATTTTTAGTCCCCACAAACGTGGTGAAGAAAACACCATGTATGAGTTGGATTATGTGCATATCCACTTTAAGGGAGTGGATTACCGTATCAATCCTATTTTTATTCAAATTTCGCAAGACTGAATTAAAACTTATTCACGTGTTCTTTAATTAAATCCAGTTCATGGTCATCAAGCGTGGTATCTTTCATAAGCTTGTTGGCCTTGGATTTAAACATCGAAGAAACATGTTGATTTATGATTAACCACTGAGATTCGTCTAACTTAGAAACTACTGCTAACACTTCATCTAGTGTTTTTTCATCAACTCTCATCACGACACCTCCTGTTCTTTTTGGTTTCTGGACATTTCGTCCAAGTTTTGATTAAAAAAAAGATCATCAACTGTTTGATCTAATACATCAGCAATTCTTTTCGCTAAATCAATCCCTGGTGTTCTTTTACCTTGCTCTATCTTGTAGTAATAAGATGATGATATTCCAATAGCATTAGCTAGCTTGTCAACATCCTTATAACCTTGTTTGATTCGTGTGTTCCTTAAGTTGATGCGCATGTTTACACCCCCTAACCTTTGGACGTTTTGTCCTGTTAATTAACACTATAATGGACATAACGTCCAAAGTCAATACTTTTCTACCCATTTTGTCCAAAAACATTTTAGGTGTTGGACAAATAGTGTAAAATTAGCCTTAACGGAGGCATGAAAATGAATAAATTTAGTCACAGACTAAAAAAATTAAGAGAAAAAGAAAATATGTCTAGAGAAATTTTAGCTAATAAACTCGGTGTATCTTATTCAACTATCGCTAAATATGAGAGTGGTGTTAGAGAGCCTGATTTTTCGACGTTAGAGAAATTGTCTAGTGTTTTAGATGTCACGGTCGATTACCTTTTAGGAAAAACTGATAAAGAGCAAGGTAATGACTTCGACCCCATAGCAGAACACAACCGTCTGCTTGAAAAGTATGGCATTGAGGATTCAGGCTTCTTTGATATCGAGAAGTGGAAAGAGATGACCCCTGAACAATTGAGGGAATTGGAGTCGTATTTTAATTATATATATAGCAAGTCCAAAGGAACAGATGATAGCAATTAGAGCGCACAACACTGTGCGTTTTAATTTTTAAATCTATGGCAAATTTTGTTGTTTATTGGTGATTGTACCAATTCACATAGACTAATCTATTAAAAGGGGGAGAATTAAATGAAAAGGTTTTTAATTATGTTGGGGATCGTAGCAATGATTGCTTTCTTATCAGCGTGTAGCGAAGAATCAGATGCTGATAGTGAAAGTAATGGTGAAGATTCAGAAGAACAACAAGAAGAAACGCAAAGCGATGAAGAATCTGAAGATGATTCTAGTGACGATTCTGGAAATGATGAATCATCTGATGAAGAAAGCAGTGAAGAATCAGAAGAAACCTCTGAAGGAACAACTGAAACGGAAATAGGGGAAACGACTGAAAATGAAGGTGGAACTTTTACCCTCCATTCACGCAACCAAGAAGCGCAAACATTTGAAACGGGTCCTGTTGAGCTTACAGTCGAAAAAGTCGTTGCTGCTTCAGGCGAATTGAATGCAGAATTAGCTAACATGATGGATACAGATGAAATTGATTATATTCAAGTCGATCTTGCTGTCGAAAATACATCTGAAGAAGATATCACTTTCTTTTCAGGTCAAGGTGAAATGGCAACGAGTACTGGTGAACAGTTAGAGCCTGATATGTTAATGAGTGATCATATCGATGGTGAAATGATGGGCAACACAAATGCTAGTGGTTCCTTCTTCTACGTCTTAGAAAATTCAAATGCTGAAGATATTGAATCTGCTCGCCTAGTCTTTAGTGCACCAACGAACCAAGATTTTGAGGATATCGGCGAAGAACTAGATTTCGAGATTGAACTTAAGAAAGAATAG